GTGAGAATGGTGCATTAACAGTGTGATTATCTACATTGCTAAAAGAAAGCCACTGCGCTAGCGTAACTATGCGCAGTGGCTTTTGAAGTTTCCCTGTTTTACAGGGCCTGCTTACGCAGGAATGGGTTCCACCCAAAACAAGCCTTTCAAAGGCTCGCCGGTTTCCTGATCAGTAATAGCCTTATTACTGAGGCGGAAGCCGGGAATGGGCATTCCAACTTTAAGCTTGCTTTGCAATTGCTTAATAGTTGGATGACTGGCTTTCATAGTTTCGCCGGTCTGTGGATCGGTCAAACTAAGAATGCCAAATTGCAGGTTATCAGTTTGGGCTCTTGCCCCAACTTGGAATCCTGCAATTTCAGCCTTGACGCTTGACAAAGGCTGATCAGAAACAACGATGACAGCACTTTGTGTGTCAGCATTGATTCTGAATTTACGGAAAAAAACTGTCTCTGACATGGTTTTTTTTTTAAATGGTTTTACATATCCGGGGACACCCCCGGTCAAAATATAGCCGGGGAGCGGTTCAATGGGACCCCCACACAATGCGGTAAATAGGTGGGGGTGATTTACGGGGGTATATATTTTCCCTATATGGATGGGGGGTAGTTAAATTTGGGACTGAAAAAAAAAATTGGTATATTGTAGTATGGATAAAGTTATTGAATTTGAAACAAAACTCAAGCAAGCTTATTATAGCACTTATAGGATCATTACTAATAAGGTTAGCTTCACGGATCTATTAGATGAGGATGTCAGTAAGGGAGCTGTGACACTTTTGGTTCATGACCCGGATAAGGAGATAAGTGAGAGTACTATAAAGGATGTGATTAAATACTATGAGGAATCCGAAGAATATGAGAGATGTGCTGAGTTATTGGATGTATTAAATAAAAAAATAAATATATAAACCTTTTTTATTTAACTTTATTTGGTATATTTGCAATAGTTAAACCAAATAAAAAATGCAAAACAATTCAGAACAAGAAGCTGGACCACAGCTTTCAAAGGAGGAAATTGCCCAAAAGAGGGAAGAGATTACAGAATTCTACAGGTCCAATATTGGACATTTGGAGGTTCAGGTAAAATACGAAAATTTGCTTGCTGAAATTGAGGAGGCTAGAGCAAGGAGGGCCAGAGCTCAAATGTTTATGGCTCAGCTTTTTGCTGATTCTAATCCGGAGACTGACTCCGCAACTGAATCAGATGAAGAAATGCTTGAAGAAGCACCTCGTAGATCTTTAAAGAGAAACTAGTATGAGGATGCTAAAAAAGGGGGATACTGGCCAAGATGTAGTAAAGCTGCAGCAACTTTTGAATTTGAAGGCTGATGGGATTTTTGGTGAAAAGACTAGAGCTGCTGTAGTAAACTATCAGTTGTACCACGAGCTTTTTCCGGATGGTGTTGTTGGAAATGCCACCTGGACGCTTCTTTTGTCAAAGACTGGTTTTGCTGAGGCTATTGATAAGGACACAGATTTATCTGTTAATTACAAGTCAAACAACTATGATCAGCTGATACATCAGTATTATATGCCTAAGAATGAGTATGTTAGTGAAAATGTACCTAAGGAGTATGTTGTTCTTCACCATACAGCCGGTGATGACAATCCTTATAGTACAATTGATATATGGGCTAAAGACACCCGTGGGCGTATAGGTACTGAGTTTGTGTTGGGTGGTCAAGATCATACTACAAGTGCAAGCAAATACGATGGTGCAATGGTTCAAGCTTTTCCGACTGGTAATAATGCTTGGCACATAGGTAACTCAGGATCAGGCTATATGAATCGGAGGGCTGTAGGTCTGGAAATTTGCTCAATGGGGTATCTTGACGCTAAATTTAAAACCTACAAGAAGAGTACCGCTGCTCCTGAGCAGGTTATTACGTTAGACTCACCATTTAGGGGATTTGTAAATTGGCACCGGTATTCAGATAACCAAATTGATGCTATATCTAAATGGTTAAGGTTTATTGGTGAAAGAGACGGTGTTGATTTAAAAGTTGGTTTGTACGAGTGGATTAAGAAAGACGGTCCCAAGAAAGCTTTTGAATTTCAGGAGGATGCTTATTATGGGAAAGTAAAAGGTTTATTATCTCACACTAATATCAGGCGTGATAAGATGGATGTTTATCCGGATCCAAGGTTGATAGATGTTATTATGAGTTTATAGTAAACCAGTAAGTGTAAACTAATATAAAATGCCATTAGTAAATAAAGTAGATAAGAGAATTAGAACAACGAGTGAAAATGCTGTGAAATATCAGATTTTCACTCATTGCTTCTTTAATTCAATTCATATTACAGATTCTGAGTTAGATTGTTTAACGCAACTTGCTTTAAATAAAGACATTGAGCTTACTAAGTTCTGCAGTATTGTGTTCAATATGAAAATTTTTAAGAGTGAACAATCTGTGCGTAATGCTTTGGCTAAAGCGTACTCTAGGAATCTTATAGTTAAATCCGGTAAAAACAAAAAAATTATCAGACTTAATGATGATATACAAGTTCCTGAACCAGGAAACATACTTTTAGATTTTAAAATATTTGGTAGTGAATCCTAAAAAGTACAAAGATTTTGAAGATGGTATTGCCGAAGAAGTTGGTGTACATCCTAAGGTTGTCTCTGATTTTATAGATTTTTTCTACACTGAAGTTAGAAAAAATTTAAGTAATTTAAATAGTACCAGGGTTTACATTGAGAGTCTTGGTACGTTTGTAATTAGGAAAAAGAAATTGGAAAAGACTATTAAGAGAAATAAAGATATTTTAGGGAATCTTGCTAAGAACACGTACAATGGTTATGAAAAAAGCGTTGCTGTAAAAGAAAAGCTTGAAATGCTTGAAAAGATAAATGCTGAGTATGATGAGATTTTAAAAGACAAACAAAAGTTTAAGATTGATAAGTATTCAAAAACAAAAAGTTAAAAATGGATTTAAAGAAATTTTTAGGCGCTTTTGGAAATAGTTCTCAGATATTTGAGGGTATTAAGAACAATATCTTTAAAAAGGAACATATAGAAGCAGAGGCTGCATTACGGTGGTCTATATGTAAAAAATGCGACAGCCTGGATACAATTGGTAAAAATTGTATTGCTTATGGTACACAACCATGTTGTAAAGAGTGCGGTTGCAGTTTACAATTTAAAACTCGCGCTTTGTCATCTAGTTGCCCAAAGAACAAGTGGAAAGCCATTATGGATGAAGAAACAGAACAAAAACTTAAAACAAATATTAATTATGAAGATTGAACTTTTTGAATCTGAGATTAACGCTATTGATAGTAATGAAGAATTGGGAGAGTATGTTAGATCTAAAATGCTATTTGTTAAGTCTATTGATAATGAAGAAGCATTTGAAATATTGCTTAGTGATTTAAATGATGTTGATAATTCTGATGGTAAAGCTGGTTTGAATGATTCCGTTATACCGGAAGATGAATATATCAATATGTTAGAAAATGTTTCTATTTCAGCATATCCACCTAATGAGTGGGTTTCTACTAATACTTCTATTTATAATTTGGATATTAAGTTTTAACTATGGGTGTTTTATTTAATGAGGCCGGGCATGAATACAAAAGTATTAAAGATGACGGTATAGACTGGATTAGTGTAACATCTTTTATTGGTAAGTTTAAGCGTAAGTTTGATCCTAGAGCTACAGCAAAGAAGGTAGTGCAAAATAAAAAATCAAAATGGTATGGGATGAAAGAGTCCGATGTTATTGCCATTTGGGATAATGAAACAGAACGAGCTATTACTTTAGGTAATTGGTATCACCGGCAAAGGGAATCTGATTTTTTTGAATTTGAAACTATAAGCAAAGATGGTGTTGAGCTTCCAATTGTAAAACCAATTATTGAAAATGGAGTTAAGATTTCATCAGATCAAAGATTATGTGAAGGGATTTATCCTGAGCATTTAGTTTATTTGAAGTCTGCCGGAATTTGTGGTCAAGCAGATTTAATTGAGGTTATTGGAAATACGTTTAATATCACAGACTATAAAACAAATAAGGAGATTAAAGAGAAAAGTTTTACAAATTGGGAGGGTGTATCTGAAAAGATGGAAGCACCACTTTCACATTTAGATAACTGCAATCTTAATCATTATAACTTACAATTGAGTATTTATGCGTATATTATAAAGAAGCATAATCCGAGATTAAGTGTTGGCAAACTCACATTACAGCATGTGAAATTTGCTCAAATTGGAAATGACAAAAATGGTTATCCCATAATTGAGTATTCCAACGGGGAACCGGTTATTGAAGATATCGTATTTTATGAGCTTCCATATTTAAAGGATGAAGTTAGTAGTTTAATGCACTGGTTAAAAGATAGAAAATGATAATAAGATTATTTGATGTTCAAAATGGTAAAGCAATTCCAACTGAACATTGCTATATACTGGATTCCTTAAAAGCCGTTATGGAAAGTTATCCGGAAACGTATATGTCTGTTTATCAGTATATATTTTATATGACCTGCCCTAATCCAGATATGAATCCTTTTTTTAATGTACCTGAAAGTGAAAAAGAAGAATTAATCATTGAAGCTGTATTATTGGAAGAATCTCCTGAAGATGAAGTAATTTTAAGGGCTATTGCAACATGTAATAAACTTTATGAAACACCTACATACAGAGCTTATAGAGGTATTAAGTCTATGTTAGATAGATTAGCTAAATATATGGAAACAACAGCTATTGAACATGGTCGAGATGGCAATATTAATTCACTTATAAACGCTGCAGCAAAGTTTGAACAAATTAGAGCATCGTATAAAGGAACTCTAAATGATATGAAACAAGAACAAGAAAGTCATGTTCGTGGTGGCCAAGGTTTAGCTTATGATCAAATTTAATTTATGGCGTATTTAAATCATAATCTTCCATTGACACCTTGCTTTATCCGCAATGAGTTTTTGTTTAACCATGAGCGTGGTTATGGTGAATATACTGTGGCAAACATACATACTGTTGCATCAATAGAAGGAATGGTACCTTTGTTTGAGGCGTTTTTAGAAAATGGAGTTAATTGGACTCGCCGGCCTATTCATGCTTTTTGCTGGAAAAAAGATGCAGAAGTTTTACCGCTCAGTGAACATGTTTACTGGGATAGTTTTAGTCCGTACATTGATGTGCAAGTAAGAGCACGGTTGTATCCATTAAGTGCTGAATTGCGATCTATTAGTGGGGTTAAAAGATTGGGTGTCTATATGTTTACACTCGATTGGTCTCACGAAAACAAAACAATGTTGGACACAAATTTTTCTGAAACATATGAGCATAAATGTGGGCATGTGTTTAAAATGGATAATGGCAACTATTTTATTTATCCCAATAACAGGATTGTTTGGATTGATAAAGCTTACACATTTAACAGAATTAATAATAACCCAGGTTATAAAATTGACACGAATTTGTACACTGTTGATTCTAGTCGGGGTTATTCTACAGATAGCAGTTATATTACAGATTTTAATACAGAAACAAAACTATGATTTTATTTAAAACTTCAATTAGAGAATCAAACGGCAAGGGATTAGGTTTGTTTACTGATGAGTTTATTCCAAAAGACTCATTGGTATATAAAGATAGTACTAGCAAAATTCATAAAAATGATATCCAAAAGCTAAGTGCCTTTTCAACTTTATATATTGAAACTTACACTTGGAATGTGGGTGATTATGTATATTATACTGTGGATGATACTATGTATATTAATCATGCCGACAATCCATCTGTTGACGGTGCCACTGGAAAGGCTCTACGAGATATTAATGTTGGAGAAGAAATTACAGAGCATTATTCTACATTTGATCCTACTTATGATACGTATAAACATTTATTAAAGCCTTAATTATGAGTAAACATCCTAAATTAATTTTTTGTTATTGGGACGATTGCCATTTTATAAATGAAGGAAATAAGAAAAAATATAAAATAGTAAAAGATGAAAAACCAAAAGATAACCCCGATAGGGAAAAAGATCCTGATACTGGAAAAAAAACCTGAGCAATTTTTTCCAGGCACTAAGATTATTATTCCGGATAATGTCCGTGAAAAAACCTATCAAGGCCACGTAGTTGGCATTGGTAAAGAAATTTCTGACATTAATGTTGGAGATTTAGTTCAGTATGTTGATTATGCTAATGCACAGGAAATGTACCATGATGGTGTAAAACATCTACTAATTTCTCACGCTGATATTCTAGCTGTAATTACAGATTTTAGTGATTAGAGTTATACCCACATACGAGAATAACACATGGACCGTCACAAAATTTGATACGGATCAGGAGTTTATTGATTTTATACTTTCTATATTTAAAGTTCCTGGTGAATATGCCTTTGATGAAACATCTTGGGCATTTAATGAACAATCTAAAAATTTTGAGAGTCAGGGTTTTTACTGTGCTGCTCCATTTAGATCTAAAGATTTTAATTATTACTGGGATGATCAAAAGGAAAAGTGTAGAAAAGGAGTAATTTTCAAAAACAATGGTAATTTTTGGTACCTTACTAGGGATTATTACATGTGGCTTAACTTTCTTCCTATTTATGATAAGGAAGAAAAAAAGTATGGGTTTGCTAAAGTAAGGGACGCTCAATATCATATGGCTTTGTATGAGCTATTAGCGGAACTTAATTACAAGCATGTGGCAATATTAAAAAAGCGTCAGATTGCATCTTCTTACTTTCACATGGGTAAGATTATAAACACATATTGGTTTGAAGAGGGTAGCGTTTGTAAGATTGGTGCAAGTTTGAAAGATTATATAAACGATAAAGGTTCATGGAAATTCTTAGACGAATACAAAGACTTTCTTAATGAACACACTGCTTGGTACAGACCAAGCAATCCCGAAAAGGTTTTATTATGGCAGCAGCAAATTGAAGTAAGGGTTGGTAATAGAAAAACAACAAAGGGTTTAAAATCTAAAATACAAGGCACTTCATTTGAGAAAAGTCCAACCACCGGTGTTGGTGGACCAACGACATATTTCTTTCATGAAGAAGCTGGTATTGCACCAAAGATGATGGAAACCTATGAGTATTTAAGACCGGCAATGTCATCTGGCCAACTTACAACTGGTATGTTTATTGGCGCTGGTTCTGTGGGTGATTTGGAACAATGCAAGCCACTCAAAGACATGATATTAAATCCCACTAATAATGATATATATGCTGTTGAAACAGATTTAATTGATGGGGATAATACTATTGGTTTAGCCGGTTTATTTATACCTGAACAATGGTCAATGCCTCCGTATATTGACGAATATGGTAATTCTTTAGTATCAGAGGCGCTAGAAAGTATTTATAATCAAAGGGCTAAATGGAAGCTAGAATTAAACCCAGAGCAATATCAACTTAGGATATCTCAGTCCCCAACTAATATTGCTGAAGCTTTTGCTTATAGAAAAGAATCTATATTTCCTCAAGGTATTATTACAAAGCATCTTAAGAAGATAGAAGAAAAAAATTATCCTTATGAGTGCATTGAATTGGAAATGACTAGCAGTGGGCTTGAAGCAAAAAGAAGCAACAAGCTTCCTATATCACAGTTTCCTATAGATAAGCAATCTACGGATAAGTCTGGAGTATTGGTTGTTTGGGAAAGACCTGCTAAAAATTCCGGGTTTTTAAATTACTACGCATCTGTTGACCCTGTTTCAGAAGGTAAAACAACCACATCTGATTCTTTGTGTAGCATTTATATTTATAAAACGGCTACAGAAGTTAGGCGTGAAACGCCGGATGGCTATGAATCTTTTATAGAAAAGGATAAAATTGTTGCTGCCTGGTGTGGCCGTTATGATGATATTAATAAAACACACGAGCAATTAGAAAAAATTATTGAATGGTATAATGCTTGGACTGTAGTGGAAAACAACATATCCCTTTTTATTCAGCACATGATATCGAAGAAAAAGCAAAAGTATCTTGTACCAAAGCATCAAATTTTATTCCTAAAAGATTTGGCATCAAATACCACTGTTTATCAAGAGTATGGTTGGAAGAACACAGGTACTTTGTTTAAAAGTCACCTTATTTCTTACGCCATTGAGTTTTTAAGGGAAGAAATTGATAGCGAGCTTGATTCTGAGGGGAACATTATTAGTACTACGTTTGGTATTGAAAGAATTCCGGATCCAATGCTATTAAAGGAGATGCTAGCTTATCAACCAGGTGTAAACGTTGACCGGCTAGTTTCTTTTTCAGCTTTAATTGCTTTTGCTAAAATACAGCAGTCAAATAGGGGATTTACCAAAAGAAATGAAGAAGATAATACAAAGAACTTGGAAAATCAGAAAAATTTGTATAAATTAAAGTATAGTCCGTTTAAAAATTTGGAAAAGAGGGGATCCACAATTTCCAGTAAAGTTTCTAAATCGGCTTTTAAAAATTTTAAATAATGAAATTATATAACGCACTGGATTTAAAAAAAGGGGCTAAGGCAGAAGACTACCAAGCCACATCGAGTCTTACACAACCAGTTCAGTTTTTACCTCAAAATGAAAAAAATGATGATTGGGCTGCTTGGAACATAGACTGGCTTGAAATACAGGGTGTTGAGTTTTTGAGAATGAATTCGAGAAAACTACTTAAAAACTATAAACTTGCTAGAGGAATTATAGATAAAACAGATTACATTGTTTCAGATGATAATGATTACAGTGATGTGCTTGATGTTTTGACAAAAGAAACTGAATCAGCTTTGGAGCTTAAATTTTATCCTATTATTCCAAATGTGATTAATGTATTGTCCGGTGAATTTTCAAAAAGGTATAATGGCATTCAGTTTAGGGCTGTTGATGATACGTCTTATAATGAGATGTTAGAGCAAAAAAGAATGCTTATTGAGCAAAATTTATTGGCTGATGCACAGTCTAAGCTTATTGCTAATATGATT